GACAATTTTTTAAGCCAAGAAGGAGAAACAAGAGATTTTTGCAGATTAATGGCCTCAGCTAAAAAAGTATATAGAAAAGAGGACATCCTTCAAATGGGAGATAAGGCTGTTAATCCAGGGTGGGGTCCTAGAGGTGCAGCAACTTATTCTATATGGCTTTATAAGGGTGGTGGTAATTGTCATCATTTCTGGTTAAGGCAAATCTACAAAACATCATTAAGAGGTGCTAAGAGCAAAATAAAACCAAGTGAAGCAATATCTTATACTAAAGCATTGTCTGAAGGGTTTACAGCAGAACGAAACGACACGTTAGTAGCAAGACCACCAAAAAGAATGAAAAACGAAGGATTTTTAGAACCAAGATAAATTATGGCATACGTATTATTTATATCAGAACAGAAACTAAAAGACAGCACAGCTATTAACTTAAACGTAGATGTTGATCTATTGTTGCCATTCGTAAAAGAGGCACAAAAGCTGTATGTTGAAACTATATTAGGTACTGAGTTGACACAAAAACTTAAAGACTTAATTACAGCAGGAACTATTGGTAATGTTGGCAATGCTGCTTACAAAACTTTATTAGATGATTATATTGGCGATATGCTTCCTGGATATTCTCTTTATCACGCTTTGCCATACCTTAGATTTAAGGTGGAGAATGGTAATATATACTCAAAGACTAGCGAAACTGGTACTGCTCTTAGCACAGAGGAGGCACAACATTTTAGAGAGGAGGTTTTAAACACAGCGTCTTATTATAGAGAAAGGGCAATAGACTATATAAGAAATAACATATCTAGCTTTCCTGAATACTCTACAAATTCTGGTGCAGATGTCAGTCCAACAACTGACAACTACTATGCGGGTATGAACCTAGAAAGACCACAACAAGGCAATAAATTAACTTTGAGAGATTTCTTAACACCTGATTTAACATAATGAAAAAATACTATAAAACAAAAACAACTAACATAACAAAGCTAAAGTCCTACTTGGAAACTAAGCCAAAATCAAATAAAAATGACAGATCTAAAAGACACTCTACAAGTAGGAATAGCTAACGGATCAGCTATTGGTTTTAGTATTACTGATTGCAACGAATACTTAACCCTAGTTTCACTTATACTTGCTATAAGTTTTACCATTTATAAATTTGTTAAATTTGATAAAGATGCCTAAGAAAAAAAAGCTCAACAGTAAGAACCCTGTCTATAACAAAAACATAAAGGATGAACCTAAAATGCGTAAAGAATTTGTTAAAGAAGTTAAGGGCTGTAAAATCTACAAATCATATTACATCTAGTTTGAGCCAAGCCAACATACTTATTATTAGAAAGACATTTACTGATGAGTCTACCATTGGTGAGTTGTTTTTAAATGGCGAAAAAATGTGTGATACACTAGAGCTGCCTTATAAAGATAATCAAAGGAGTATATCTTGCATACCAGCAGGAGAATACTCAGCAAGATTAAGATACCCAAGAGAAAGTGGAAGTAGAGATTACTTGCACATATTAGTAAAAGATGTACCAAATAGAGATTATATCTTATTTCACAGAGGTAATACAGCTAAAGATTCAAGGGGCTGCATCCTAGTAGGATTAAAAAGCCAACAAGATATTGTTTATAACTCAACTTTAGCGTTAGAATTATTACTAAAAGAAATCATAAATTTGGGAGTCACAGAAATGAATTTAATAATCAAAAATAAATAATATGAAATTTTTAGAAAAGTTCCTTATTGGACAAATGTTTAAATCAAAGAAATTCTGGTACGCAGTAAGTTCTATCGTTGTACCTGCACTTGTAAAGTTTTTAGGTGTTGATGTAGAAACAGCTCAGAACTTATACTACGCACTACTAACTTTAGTTGTAGGTCAAGGAATAGCAGACATTGCTAAAAAATAATAGATACAGATTAAAGCCACACGAAATAGTGGCACTACAAAAAATGCGAGAAGCCGACACTAGGAATATTCTAGTGATCGGTGACTTGCACGAACCGTTTTGTTTAGAGGGCTATTTAGAATTTTGCCAAGAGCAATACGAAACTTATAACTGCAATCAAGTAATTTTCATTGGAGATATACTCGATAACCACGCATTTTCCTACCACGAACCTGATCCAGATGGGATGTCAGCAGGATTAGAACTAGAGAAAACCATAGAGAAAGTAGCCGAATGGTACAAAGCTTTTCCTGTTGCTGATGTTTGCATCGGTAATCACGACAGGATGGCTTCAAGGAAAGCTATGACAGGTGGCATACCTGCTGCTTGGATAAGGTCATACAACGAGGTTTTAAACACACCTAATTGGAACTGGGTAGAATCAATAGTCTATGATGATGTTTTGTATGAGCACGGAGAAGGTGGTCAAGCACAAACCAAAGCCAAGAACAACCTAATGTCAAGCGTGTGTGGGCATACACATACAGAAGCGTATTGTCGCTGGTATGTCGGCAAAAGATATAGAGTGTTTGGAATGCAAGTTGGCTGTGGGGTAAACGCTAATACATACGCAGCAGCTTATGCTAAGAACTTTAAACGACAAGCTATTGGTTGCTCTGTTGTCTTAAATAACGGAACTTTACCCATCAATCTTTTAATGCCATTGTAATGAAAGATAACATCTCTTGGCAGTTGTATGCCTTGTATATGCTTATAATAATTTTAGTTTTAGCCCTTAATATAT